CTGCCTTCTCCGGCTCCTTTGTTGGCGGCGATGGCAAGTCCCTGCTTGCGGTCGATCACCCGTTGGTGTCCGGCGGCGTCAATGCCAACATCCCGGCAGTGGCCACCGACCTCAACGAGACGGCGCTGGAAAATGCCGTCATCGACATCGCGGCATGGGTGGACGAACGTGGCCTGCTGATTGCGGCACGACCGCGCAAGCTGATCATCGCCTCGGCGGGTCAGTTTATCGCAACCCGCATCCTCCAGACCGAGCTTCGCGTCAGCACTGCGGACAACGACATCAACGCATTGAAGACCAACGGGGCAATCCCGGAGGGCTATGGCGTGATGCACTTCCTGACCGACCCGGATGCTTGGTTCCTCACGACCGACATCCCGAACGGCCTGAAGCACTTCGTCCGTGCGCCTCTCAAGACCGGCATGGATACCGACTTCGACACCGGCAACTATCGCTACAAGTCGAGGGAGAGGTATTCGTTCGGCTGGTCTGACCCCCTCGGCATCTACGGATCGCCGGGAGCATAGTGGAATCTACTCCTCCCAAGGTATCCACTTAGCTTGATTGGGCCGGTTAACCCCGGCCCAATTTTTCCGCATCTTCGCCCAGCCCTCAACCTCGTTGCGAAAGGTATCCCTCCATGGCACGCACCAGTTTCTCCGGACCTGTTTATTCAGAGGCAGGCTTTATCAGTGGCTCGTCCGGCGGCACCACCACGCTCCCCAGCTACACGGTTACCACCCTGCCGCCGGTAACTCCGGCTGGGCAGCTTATCTATGTCAGCAATGCCGCAGGCACTCCCACCATCTGCTACTCCAACGGCACCAACTGGCTGCGTGCCGACACCGCCGCCATCGTGACCTGAGGGAAGAGCCGCCATGCACACCATTGTTCCGGCCAGATCGTGGAAGGTCGTCACTCCGCACGACAGCACCAACATGGCCGCTGGCTGTCAGGGCATCTATGTCGGCGGCGCTGGCAATGTCGCTCTGGTTGGGGATGACAATGTCGCCGTCACCTTCACGGCTGTTCCTGTTGGCACCTTCATTCCCTGCCGCGCCAAGCGGGTGAACGCCGCCCTCACCACCGCCACTCTGATGGTAGCGCTCTACTAGGAGGAACCTTATGCCGCTCAAGAAGGGCAAGAAGGCTATCCCCGAAAACATCAGGACCGAGATGAAGCATGGCAAGCCGCAGAAGCAGGCGATTGCCATCGCTCTCCGCACCGCTAACGTGCCCAAGAAGAAGGGCAAAAGAAAGAGGGTCATTTGATGGCTGAAAAAGGCAAACTCAACCCCAGCGATCCGCAGACGCAGAAGGTCGCGAAGATGGGAAAGGCGATCAGCGAAGACATCGACAAGAGGTCCGGTAAGACCATTTCGAGCGCTAAAGAGACGCTTAAGCGCATGAAGAAGACGGCTGGCTACAGCAAGGGCGGCAAGGTCGGCGGAAGGAAGAAGTACATCTGATGGCTACATCCGGCACCGCCGCCTTCAATCTCGACATCATCGATATAATCGAGGATGCCTATGAGATTGCTGTCGGTGAGGCCAAGGGTGGCTACGATTTAAAGACGGCGCGAAGATCGCTCGACCTACTCACTAAGGAGTGGGGAAATCGTGGTCTCAACATGTGGACGATGCGGCAGGGCATGGTCAGCGTGACCGCAGGCGACAACAGCGTCACACTGCCAAATGACACTATCGACATACTGGATGCGGTCTGGAGGACTGGTTCCGGCACCGCCCAGAACGATACGACCCTGACTCGTATCAGCGGCAGTCAGTGGACGGCAATCGCCTACAAGAACCAGACAGGAACCCCGACGCAGTTCTACGTGCAGCGCGTACAGCCGCCATTGCTCAAGCTGTGGCCGACGCCAGCCACGGATGGGATCATTGTCGCTTGGGGGATGCGGACCATCGAGGACACCGGCAAGTACATCAACACGATGGACATCTCGCCGCGCTTCCTCCCGGCGCTGGTCTGCGGTCTGGCCTATTATCTGTCTCTCAAAACACCGGCTGCCGCAGATCGGGTGCCGATGCTTCAGGCGGAATACGAGCGGCAGTTCGAACTGGCTGCCGAGGAGGATCGTGACAGGTCGTCCTTCCGGCTGGTTCCTGACCTGAGTTCATACAACAGATGAAGCCCGTCCCCGGCATCTGCGACCGCTGCGGCCTGCGCTACCGGCTCTCCGATCTCAAGGAAGAGTACCTGCTGGGACGGGCGACCGGGATGCTGGTCTGCCGGTCCTGCTACGACGAGAGCCATCCGCAACTCGATACACGCTTCGTCAAGACCGACGACAAGCAGTCGGTGAAGAACCCGCGCAGCGATGCCGGGGAACTCGCGCAGAGCCGTGCCCTGTCTAGCTGGAACCCGGTCGGGCATCCCTCCGTGCAGCTACAGGTCCACGTCGGAAGGATAACGGTCGAGATCACATGAACTGGCTCCAGATCAAGCAGACAGTGCAGCAATATCTGGAGAACGACGAGGCCACCTTCGCTGGCAATCTGGGGTTGTATGCGCGGCTGGCCGAGGAGGACATCTATCGGGCGGCGCAGCTTCAGGCCGCGAAGAAGCTGACCACGGCCCAGATGACCATTGGCGACCGCTTCATCACCCCTCCGGTGAACGTCCTGTCGGTCTATTCGCTGTCTGTCACCGAACCGGTTTCCAAGGATTACATGCTGCTGCTGCCGAAGGAACTGGCCTTCCTGAAGGAAGCCTTTCCCGATCCGCTCGAAACCGGGATGCCGCGCTTCTATAGCTGGCGCGACGACGAGACGCTGATGATCGCCCCCGCTCCGGACAAGGAGTACGTGATGGAGATGCACTCCTTCTACGTGCCGGATTCGATCAGCAAGGACGACAACAATTCCAACGAGACTTGGCTGTCTAAGTACGGAGAGAACGCCCTGCTCTTCGGGATCATCTATCACGGCTACATCAACGAGAAAGGCGATCAGGACGTGATCCAAGCCTACAAGGCGCAGTTCGACAAAGGTGTGCAAGACCTCAAGGTGATCGCCGAGGGCAGGCAGAGAACCGACAGCTACAGGATACCAGCCTAAGATGCCTTTCAACGGAGCAGGTATTTTCGTCAGGGAGTTCCCGGAAGGGGGATGGCAGGGAGATGCCGTCAACGGCATCAAGATCAGGGCCGACCGTCACGACCAGCACGATGACGATCTTGCGAACGGTCTCTCCAACGTCATCTGCAAGGACGGGCAATCGGAATTGCTTGCCGATATCCCGTTCAGCGGCAAGAAGATCACCAACCTCGCCGATCCCGCCAACCCGCAGGATGCCGCCACCAAGAGCTACGTCGATGGTGCTGTCGGGGGAGGCTTCCCCGAAGCTCCCGTGGATGGCAAGCAGTATGCCCGTGAAGACGCGTCGTGGAGCGAGATCGAAGGCTTCCCCGAAGCTCCAGTAGATGGCAGCCAGTATGCCCGCAAGAACGCGGGATGGGTCTCGATTGCCCCTACCATTGTGTCGGTGTCCGCACCGGTTGGCGCTCCTGCCGGAGCGATGTGGTGGGATAGCAGCACTTCCGATCTCTACATCAATTACGCCGACATCGACAGCACCCAGTGGGTGCAGATCAATACGGCAGGCACGGTCGGGCCAGCCGGTTCCATGATGTACACCGGGTCCGGAGTGCCGGACCCCGGTTTGGGCAATGATGGTGACTCGTACATCGACTCCGCTACTGGCGATCTCTATACGAAAGCGAGCGGCATCTGGACGGTTACCGGCAATATCTTCGGCACTGTCCCGGATGAGATAGAGGCAAGCGCGGTAGCGGCAGCCGCATCGGCGACAGCAGCAGCAACGTCAGCAACGTCAGCGGCGACAGCAAAGACGGCGGCAGAAGCGGCTCGCGATGCAGCCCTTGCCACCGGCAAAATCTATCCCGATACGACAGCCGGTCTGGCTGCCACGGCGGATGGCGCGTATTTCCAAGTCCCGTCGCCGGTATCCACTGAAAGCACCATCCTCTACCGGGAGGTGTCGGGGGTCGCGAACGAAATCAAGCGTTATCCCAGTTCCACTGGCGGCGGTGGAGGGGCAGCGGGTGGCGATCTGAGTACACCCATAGCGCCAGCGCCCAGCCCGGTCATCTGGGGGCTGGTCGATCAGCATGAAAACTCAGCCCTCGCGCTCCGTGCTGACGGCACCACCGACATCGCCAGAGTGAATGCCCTCAACTTCAACGGGCTGTCCGGCGCGGAGGTGAACAGAAGGCTTCGCCGCACGGTCAATCTGCGCTCGTCCATCGCGCACTGGATCAGCTATGGGCAGTCGTTATCGCTCGGCAATGGTGCTTCCATCATGAGCCTGCCCGGCTCCTTCTACGATTCGATCATGTTCAACGCCAACGATGTTTACTCGGCAGGACCAAGGGCACAGGAAGGTGCTGGAACGGTTGCCCAGAACCATGCTTCGTTCGTGCCATACGAGGAGCGGCCACTAACCGGCACCGCCCCATCGGGCAATGTCGAGACACCGCTCGGCAGTTGCATCCGTATAGCCAAGGCGCTGCTGATCGAGGAGAACAACATCGCTCCGGCTGATGAGGAGTATGTCATCCTTGGCTCGGCACCGGGTCAGTCGAACACCGCCATCGATGGTCTCGACAAGGGTTCCGCACCCTATACCAAGGTGATGGACGATGTGACCTATGGCCTGTCTCTCGCCAATGCGGCGAACAAGTCATTCGCCGTCGATGTCGTCCTGTGGTCGCAGGGTGAAGCCGATCAGACAGGTGTCACTACCAGAGCGGGCTACACCGCCAAATTCCTGCAACTCTATACGGATTTGAATACGGATATCAAAGTCATCACTGGTCAGGCGCATGACATCCACATGGTTGGCTATGCTCTTACCGAATACGATCAGGCCGGAGACCCGCGCATTGGCCTCGCGCAGATCGACGCCGCGCTGGCCCAGCCCAACTATCATCTCGCCACTTGCAGCTACGCGCTGGAACATATCAGCATGAACAACGTCCACATGGGCGGTCCCGGATCGCAGCAGCTTGGTGCCTATTACGGCTACTGCGCCAAACGGGCCGTGCTGGACGGGGAGACTTGGCCGACCTTCATCCCAACCCGTGTCACCCGGCAGGGCAAGATACTCAATGTGGAGTTCCCCGATACCGGCTGGCCCATTGCTATCAGCGATTATCTTTTTCCGACGCAGGCTAATGCGGGACTCTCCGCCATTGACGGTGCCTTGGCCGACAATCCGATCACCTCGGTAACTGTGGTTGGCAAAAGACGGCTACGGGTCGTGTTGACCACTGCGGCGGCGGGCAAGCTTAGATACTGCTTTGCCAACTGGGGCGGCAATCTGCACAACCTCAATCCCACCGACATGCGGATGGCGTTTCGCAGGAATCTCTATCTGCCGGTGCTGCCATTCGAGGTGAGCTTTACATGACCCGCTTTGCCACCAAGATCACCGATGGGCTGTTTGCGCAGCCGAACCAGATCAGTGGTGTCAGGCTCCCGGACAGGAGCTATCTCATCGCCGAGTACCTACTCGGTGGCACCGAAGCCGAGAGCATCAAGAACCGCGCCAATTCGGCGATCCCCTTGACGGTGCAGGGCACGGGTCACGTTTATAATCCGGCGTCGGTGACCGTAAGATCGAGCCTGACGGCTGGCTATGGGTTTGTTACTGCGGGCAATGCCATTATCCCAGACGCAAATTCGACCTTCATCTTGGTCAGGAAAAGCGCGGCATCTCCGACCCAGCCGATAATCGCTGGATTAGCCAGCGCTGGAACGGCCTTCGGTTGGAATTTCCACCAGTTCGGTGCGAACAATCATTATGTTTCGTATGAAAGCTCGGCCCTTAACGGCGGGGCCTCGTACCCAAGACCGGCGACGACCGGCTTCTATTTCGAGGCTGGCGTCAACACTGCCAACAATTCCCAGTGGACCACGGGCGGCGCGAACCGCGTCTACTGGTACGCAAGCGGAGTGCAGCAGACGGCAGTTGGGGCCGTCACGGTTAACATCGGCGCGTACCGCAAGGTCATGCCCGGAGCGATATTCGCTCTTGGGTCCAACGTGTTATCTGACAGCATCACCACCAATACATTTGAGATCGCCTATGCGGCGATCTTCAACCGGCCATTCACGGCGGACGAGATAGACGCCGCCTACAAGGCCATTGTCGCTCACTACGCGACACGTCT